GAGTCAGAGTCAGGCGTGATACCAATTTCACCAATCCCCAATGGAGCACTGGACAGGATTCGAACCTGCATCTTCCATTCCAGTTACCTTAGTCTCCGTTCGTAGCGGAGCTGGATACCAGTGCATTTAAATCTATTACATTTGCATGTACTTTTCTATGACAGTTAGCACATAAAACAATACACTTTGATATTTCTTCCATTAATTTATTCCAACCAGACTTACTAATATGTTCTGAAATAGTGAAATCTTTTTTAGAAGGATCTATATGATGGAAATCAAGACAGCTAGGTTCTGTTTCTTTACAAACAAAACAATTTAATGTTTTCTTATATTCATTAAATCTTATTCTATGATTGGAAGTTACTCGTTTTGATCTTTCTATTGTTTTTTTTCTTGTAGCTTCATTATTTTTATATAATGCATTACTATATTCTCTCCTACAAGGATTGCACATAGAGTGTTTTATATTTTTGTTTTTTTGTTTCCACGCAAAATCTTCTAATAATTTTTGTTGTCTACATTTAGTGCACGTTTTCATTGAACCCTCCAGATACAAATATATTTATAATTTCGTATCTTTTGAGCTACGGGACCAATCTAAATTATAATTTTGTAGTAAGCAATGATGTTTTGTAACAGGGTTTACCATTATTAATGCAGTATGACTTTCAACCTTAATGTCATCAACTTTAATAGCACCCTGTTCAATCATACGACGAGCTTCTGACTTTGTCTTACATAAACCAGTATGGATAAGGCTATCGATTACAGATATACCATCCCATTCCAATACTTCTTTTAACGTAAACATATCAGCCTCTTATAGTGGTGCTTGGAGACGGAATCGAACCGCCCACACCTGGTACTTCAGACCAGTGCTCTACCAACTGAGCTACCCAAGCAATTTCTTAACAAACTCTCTTAACAACTTATGATGACGGCCTTCGTGCCAGCATCTTGGCATGTATGACCAAGTGTCGTACCAGTAATCTAACGACTCAGGGTGTGGTCCAATAGCACCTACGTTGCCTTGGATGATGGCTGCAGGATATAGCACGTTGCCACTGTAGCAAGCTATTACCTCACCGTCAAATACATTTGGATTGTTTGGCGTGCTCTTGAACGTGCAGCCATCGTAAAAGTACATTTCTTCCTCATTACCATTCCACTCGACGTTGACCACAGTACCATAGCTCCGTCTCTTCTGAGCTTCAGGCTGCTTGATGTACTGCACAGCATCTACACCATTAAAAAGATTAAAATAATTAGAACCAGCCCAATAAGCACCCATGCATATTCCAAGGTACTTTCCACCATCTTTTACATACTGTGTTATAATTTGTATTTTGTCAGTAAGCAATGAATCAAAGATATCGGAGTCGCCAACACCACCTGGAAACACTACCATATCAAAATGGTTAAGAATATCTATGGCTATGTCTTTCTCATCGATGTAAACACATGAGTGGTAATCCCCCATTGCAATTTTAAAACCAGAAGCTGAGTCATCAGAACAATAAGGATGATGCTTGTATATTGCAATAACAGCCATGTGTTTATCTCATCGTGTAAAGAGTCAACGGCTTTTACACCGTTGACTCTAAAGTTTTTTAGTTAGTAGTCTTTTTTGCTTCTGGCTTCTTGGCAGTTTCAACTGGGCACTTTACAGTAGCAGATGCAACACACTTTGCTTTTGGAGCAGTCTTAGGAACTTCTGTTGCCATTACAGCACCAGAAAAAGCAAGGACAGAAGCAGCAACAATAAGGGTCTTAATCATGGTGTATTCTCCAATGTTTTTAAGTTCACTCTCTGTGAACTATTATATAATAGGACATTCCTATGATTAAGTCAAATTAAGCTTTTTTAATCTAGATTAACTGAAAATAAATGGCACCAGTCTTCGGAATCGAACCGAATTCTCAAGGTTTTGGAGACCTGCGGATTACCACTTTCCCTGACTGATATTGTATATTTATTATTGGCGACCCGTAGGGGTTTCGAACCCCTCTAACTCGTTAGACAGACGAGTATCTACACCAGCTGATTCACGGGCCTTTATTGTTGGAGACGCAGGTGGGATTCGAACCCACATAATGAGGTTTTGCAGACCTTGAAGTAGCCATTCCTTGCACACTGCGTCAAATAAGCTGAGCCTCACGTGTTGGCTCGAATGTCGTCTAAGATTGCGACGAGCTCCACCAAACATGGTCGACACTGGGTGGGCTAAAGGTACCTAGATCAAACAGAAATTATACTAATATAGTTTTAAAAATTAAGCTAAGAAATCTCTACCACGATGGCTAGGGTCAAAATCTCTATCTTTAGAGTATTTTTTCCACCCTTCGTGATCTTGGTTAATCATATGATCCTTCAAATCATCATATCTACGGATCAATTCAAATGTTCTTCCACTTTTACGGCTATTAGTTCTGTTAAGATGATTAATTAATGACTTTCCCGTTTTGTCTAATTTTTTGATATGCTTTTCACGATCATATTTTTCATCGTCATTTTCTACAACAAATTCTTTGAATCCATGCATGGTCGACTCCTATATGATTCAAATATTATTTTTACATTTATAATATTTATCTAAATGCAAAATACTCACATACCAAATAGAGACCGTTGACCCGTTGGAGTCATCACTGGTTAATTCCAGATGCCTGTTGCGCTTCTTACACGTCGAGAGGCGTGGCCGGTACGTTATGGTTGCGGCGGGTTGGATTTGCACCAACGATCTCCAGTTTATGAGACTGGCGAGATACTACTTCTCTACCCCGCAATAATGTTTTCAGTAGTAACGAGATTGTCGCTGGTCCGATTCGAACGGTGTCCTAGTGTTGACCATCTGCACTTCCCACAGTACTGACAGCGACTCAATGTAATGGCTCTTTTCCTTAATCACTCCCGATATTCGCTGGCCAGCATAGGGTATAAGGGTCTGAACGGTGGACGCCACCTTTTCACTACAAATAATGGTGCCCCCACCCAGAATCGAACTAGGTACTGATGCTTACAAGGCAACTGTTATACCAGTTAACTATAAGGGCAAAATTGGCTCCGCGACTTGGACTCGAACCAAGGACCCTGGTGTTAACAGCACCATGCTCTACCAACTGAGCTATCGCGAAATAATATCGTATTATTAATATACACTATATATGAAATTAAAGCAACATAAATATTATGTAACTTTAAAAGGAGATACAAATGAATCTATCTAAAATAAATGACTCTATCGCACTTAAGACCGTTGCTTGGATGTCAAGCATCTGGTGCGTTTATTTCTTTTTTATCTGGTCAATGGTACCAACTCTTATCCCAGCTATGCAGGATTTTGTATTCTATGTTTCTGGTGGTATCATTCAGCTAGTAGCACTACCTCTTATCATGGTAGGTCAGAATCTTTCTGGAGCTGCTGCTGAGAAACGTGCTCAAGAAGATCACGAACACCTTGTTGAGATCCTTAAGGATATTCAAGAAGATCATCAGGCTCTTGCTGATCTAGTAGCTACTTTAAAGAAATAATAAAGTGGTGGTTTTTCTTGTGTCAGGAAAACCACCAAACCCCGCATACGCAGCCCATCCCACTTTTCGCGTATGGCGGAGGCAGCTATCTGTGGGTCTGCCTTGATGTCAAAGTGGGTGGATTTGAACCACCGAGCTCCTCCTTCCAAGGGAGGCGGGAACGACCAGGCTTCCCCACACTCTGATAAATACTATTGTATGATGTTAAGGTGGCACGACGAGGATAGTAGATCAGAATTTTTTCCACCTTTCAATTCTGAGCTAACGAAATGGCACGCGAGTACTCAAATCGTCTCATACAAATTTTGGTAGTGAGCAGGGGAGTCGAACCCCTCTTGCTTGAGCGAAAATCAAGAGTCCTAGCCGATAGACGAGCCCACCATATTAAATTGCCTGTCGTATGGGGGTCGAACCCATCTCTCAACCGACTCCGCAGTTGTATCCTATCCTATAGACGAACGACCAGCAAGTTCATGACCTCGCTGTTGGCAAAGTTTGGTACTTCTGCGTGGAATCAAACCACGGTAGGTCGGTTATCAGCCGACTATTCTATCATTGAATTACAGAAGTAAGAAATTCTTTATTTAACATATCTTTAGTAAGAACAAAAACTTTAACATTATTTTGTTCTATTTTGTACTAATACATGTTTTGTTTTATCTGGACTGAATAACACAACAGCGTTGTAATCAGTCACTTTCATATCATCTACCTTAATAGCACCTTGATCAATCATACGTCGAGCATCTGATTTAGACTTACACAAATCAGTAGCTACAAGACTATCAACTACGCTGATCCCTTGCCATTGTAATACTTGTTCAATTGTAAACATAACACACTCCATATAATTTGGTAGACCCTCTCAGGATCGAACTGAGAACCTATCGCTTAAGAGGCGATCGCTGCTAACCAATTGAGCTAAGGGTCCATATAATAATTGGTAGACCCATCCGGGCTCGAACCGGAAAACCTTCGAGTTAAAAGCTCGCTGCTCTACCTATTGAGCTATGGGTCCGTTTTATATCTACAAGAATACACCAGATGTGTGTCACAGCTCATTACGCAATCTTCTTGGACACAGATTGCCACTGATGCATTCATGTAGAGATAAAAAAAGGGAGGCCGCTAAGCCCCCCTTTACATCCGAGGTGGGACTTAGCTATTATCGCGTATAAGCTTCTGCGCCGAGGGCCTTATAGCCTGCAGCAATCACTTTACGCGATGGTTTTCCGATACGATACTTATTGGTCACACGACCCTTAGTATCCTTATGTTCATTCAAATAAATTGCATAACCTTCTGAACGAAGAGCTGAGATGGTTGCACGAGCATTAGCAATCTTAAAGCGAGCACCAATCTGCTTTGCAGTCAATTCTTCACCAGTCATAAGAACTTCAAGTACGCGAGCTGTATTAGTCATAGTCACTTCTCCATAATATAAAATGTTGGACACTACGTCCTTTTCTCCACATTATCATATTAGCACAATGCTGATAATAATGCAACAGAAATTTTGGTGGGACGGGTAGGATTCGAACCTACTCCGTTTCTTATGTGCGAGGTTTACAGCCCCGTGCCCATCCGCCGTCTGAGCAGCCGTCCCAAAATTCATTGCTGGTTACTCCTTCCAGCGTCGATCCACGTGCCGACAGGTTTAGGTCAAAGGGTAACGTCCGCATAAGAGGAGCTCCAGTCGCCCTCAGACTATATCCTTCCCCAAGCTATACGGACAACTGGGAAGGTGATATACAGGTTACCACACCTGCAATTCTTTGGTACTGCCTACTGGTATCGATCCAGTTCTACGAGTGCCACAAACTCGTGTGCAACCTTTAACACTTAGGCAGCAAACATAATGGCGGAGAAGGTGAGATTCGAACTCACGGAACGCTTTCACGTTCTTTAGTTTTCAAGACTAACGGATTAAACCACTCTCCCACTTCTCCAGTTTAGTTGGCATTTGTTTTGTTAGACCGGCAGGAGGCCCGTCTGCATTCCTACCATCTCCGTAGGTGCTTCACCAGCAGTGCCATACTGCTACAATTAGTTATTTGGCTACTAGAGAGACTGGCATCCCTCGTTCGTACTCCTGCCAGGGAATACAGATATCAGCACCTAGCCAATACCGTCCAAAATTGTTGTTACGCTTATACAGAATACACAAACCATGGGAATCTAACCCAACCTCAGGATCAGCCGCTTCCCGCTTTACGGTGCTCATACATCACCCTTCCACCAGCCTATTCGTTTACAGTTTCGGTTAATTACTCCGCACTATTAGTTTCCTGTATAAGCGAAACAACAATTATCTCTTCAAGGATACACCAGCTATCTAACTTCCAATGCCACTCGTTATTACAGCTGGTTACCGATTCTGGGAAGCCTACCTCTGTGTTTATTATTGTGCACACACTTTGGGCTCTGATGTATCCATGAAGAGATAACTATTACCTCTACAAAGATACACAGCTTGACAACAATGCCCCATAGGCTTGACAACAATGCCATGTATCCATGAAGAGATAACTTTCGTTATCTTCTTCTCCCTGCTGGAAACCACCTGCGACCATTTGGTGCCAGTACCAGTCAGGGGCTGTTCTTATCCACTCGGAACAGCATCGAGTCTTAATCTACCATACTTTTCTAATTAAGGCAACAACAAAAAAGCGCTCCGGTTTCCCTGAGCGCTTGACCAAACTTTGGATTTTATCCTAGGTTTAAATCATGCGCTCCTTCTTGCCTTCATATGTCCATGCATTACCAATCGGTGACATTGTCCCGTTGACTGTGCGTTGATCATGTTTAAAGCAATTAGCCGAGTACATTAAATTAGTGCCTGTTTAAAAAATTACCTAATAGCGGAGGTCCCGTAGGACATCCGCAAATCTATTTATATAAAAAATTACTGAGCTTACTCAGCCATACCAATAAATTTGCGAGTAGGAGAAGACAAAGATGCAACATAAGCCTGAGCTTCCTTAACATACTCATCAATCTCAGCTTGCATCACATCTAGATCCTGTTTCTGCGACTCAGCCTCAAGCTGTTTCTGCTTGCTAGCAACATCCTTAATCATAGCCATACGTTCTTGCTTTGACTGCTTAGGAAGCTCTGCACGAGAGATTTCCGTGACAGTCTTAGCACGAGTGGACTTAGCTACCTTGGCAGACTTTTCTGCCTTAGGCTGACCCTTAGACAAGTTGTACGCATAAGTCGTAGCACCTGCTTTTGTCATGTTCAATTGAGAAATAAAAGCCTCAATCAAACCTTTACGATCAAGAGAAGGATTCTGATCTGCAATCTTACGAGCCATTTCAATCTTAGACATTTTGTAACTCCTGTGTGTGTCTGTATTATGATACTAGGATGGTTTGGATATTAAGTCAACGATTATTTTATTTTAAGCTTGGAAAAATTCAAAAATCGAGATGCCTGTAAGAAGAACTACTGCGAGTTCAATCCAGATTTGGTAGGCTTCAATTACTGCGTACATTTGTTCTCTCCATTGCTTATATTATCAATATATGGCATCCTGAATAAAAAGGCAACAATTATTTTAAAAAATCTAGGAAAAATAAAGCCCTTGATATTACAGGGAAATTTTTTAAGTTGTTTTAGCAGGTGGACAATTGCATAGGTTATTGAATTCTGCTCGACCAAACAAAAATAAACGCCACTAATATCAAGGGTCTAGAAAAAACCCTGTAATATCAGTGGCAATATTATACTGTTAATTCAACGTGTTAGCTGGCATAATGTTGGAATACTTGGTTGATTTTACATCTGAAGGAACCAACAGCAAAGGTTGATCCATGTCTTTCGTCATATATTCCCAACCAAAACCATTGAAAATATACAGAACTTCACAATCAGAATTGTGGAAATAAACCAGAAGATTCTGTAACGAGCTGAAATCCTTGGCAAATTCATTGGTCTCTTTTGCAAAAGGCTTGCATTCTGTTGGATGATAACCAAGAGTAGAAAGATCACCTAAATCAAGGAGTTCCTCTACATCGTTGATATCCGTGTAGTTTTCCAACAAGCTCCTACCAACACCAGAAAGATAACCATCCCAATGGCAGTAAATTGTAGTAAAAACACCAGTGTTATCAAGGGTGATTAACGAACGAGTAGCCATTTGTGTGTTCCTTTTGTGTTTCTCTATATTATCAATATATGATAATTTAATAAAAAAGGCAACAGGTTTTTTTAAATTTTTACGTCTTTTTTGTAAAAAATATGCTGACCAATTTGCGCTACTTTATATTTCTTGTTTGCCCAGATTGGAGGATGGATGTAATCTGCATGATACATGATGCTGCCTTTAAGCGAGTTCAAACGAGCACCTTTTTCAAGGAACTCATAGGCAACCTGCTGGCTTACGATCCATTCCTTGCCCTGAGGCTTATGGTTGTCTAACTTCAAAGTCCAGGAAAACTGCGAAGGAGCATATACAACTTCACAGATCGTATTGCCCCAACGGCCTGTTTTAAGACGATTTATTGTCACCTGAGCGATTGCCTGTTTGCCTTTCAAAGGCTCAAAAGCAGCCTCATAATAGACGTTCTTGGCAAGGCATTCCAGGTCTGTTTCAACTTCTTTGATACCAACCTTGGTAAAATGGGTAGTTTGTACCACTGGCTGAATTGTAAATTGCTCGGAAGACAGAGAAACTGGAGTCGCATTTGACTGTGAGAGACACACAATCGAAACAACTCCAGCTGCTGCAACCGCGGATAAAATTGCTGTTCGCATATTGTTACCATTGCTCATATTATCAATATATGATAATTTAATAAAAAAGGCAACAGTTAATTTAATTTATTTTTGGCTGGAAACGGAATTACATTGTCCTGATATTGTTTAAGGATAAATTTTCGATCTTCCTGATCTTTTGATAATTCTAAACCAAGTAGCTGCCAAATCTCCGACTCCATTATAAAGGATCGCCCAGCTTTAAGCTGGTCAGCAAAGTATGTAAGGATGATGTCAGCTACAAACTGTTCATATGCTTCGTCACCAGTTTTCATACAGTTAATGCCTTAAATTTGTTTCGTTTGTCTGAATCCATAGATTGTCCAGATCTTGTTGTATTAAACACAGGAGTATCATCAGTTAATGTTTGCGCAGAAGCTTCCACATTATATAAACGCATCTTGGCGCGATCGATACCGATAACAAACTTTTTGTTAATCGTTGGATCATTATAACGGTTCTTCAATTGCTTGACCATTAATTGGTTAAGTGCTTCCATTTCTTCTGTTGCTACCAAAGCAAACATTAAATCTGCGGTTGCAGGAAGACCAAATGATTCTGCAGTATCTGTTAATTCAACATCACTGTTACCAAAACCACCTCGAGTAGTTTGAGTGGCAGAAACCACAGGAACATTAAACTCAACGGCCAAACCACGAAGCTCTTCAGCAATTGACTTGATGAGCGTATATGAATTGGCATTGCTTCCAGACTTAATACGGCTAGAAGAGCAGATGTTGAGATAATCGATATAGATAACATCAGGAACAAAGTTTCGCTTGATACGAAGTTCATTAATAAGATGACGAAAATGAGCGGAACCAGCACCAGCTGTGGGGTATTCTTTAATAACGAGTTTTCCAACTGTCTTCTCCTTGACACGACTAATCTTTTTATCATATGCCTCTTTAGGAAGGGTCGACAACTCATCGACCGTGACATTTAGAAGATTAGCATCAATACGTTCTGCAATCTTTTCTTCAGCCATTTCCATTGTTATGTAAAGAACATTTTTACCTTGTGTTAAGTTATTCGAAGCACAATGGCACATAAAAAGAGATTTCCCAACGCCAGTATTATGAGAAGAAATACCATTAGTATAATATCTGTGGTTTTCATGTTCTACATTAATGTCAACAATAGGGATCATATTACCTGTATGTGAGACTGAACCTTTTTCATACCCTCGCTTAGTTAAAAATTCTACTTCTCCTGCGCCATTCAATTCTCTTGCACTTACCCACCCTACTGATGTCTCAAATAAATGCTCTGCATTAATTAATACAAATTCACCACTATTCATACTAAGAACATATTC